TGCGAGTGGACCAGGATGTGGAGATCAGGTCAGACAGGCACTGCAACAAGATTCAGATGGCTTTTTAAAAAAAGTGAGTGAACTTCCTCCACAAGGAGGATTTATGAGCCGAGCTAAAATTGCTGCTTCTAATATTTTAAACAAGATTCCTAAAGGCGGAAGACTCGGCGCAATTCTCGCTGGTGCGGGAGCCGTGGGCGGTGGTGCGTACGCATTGTTAGCTGGAGACGAAGCTAAAGCCGACACCATGAAGTATAACGCAACCACAGGAGAATTTGATGACGCCGAAGGAGAACCAGAAACTCAAGAAGGTATTTTAAACTGGATCGCAGACAATCCGATTAAATCAGGACTGGCTCCGATCCCTGCTTTATTAGGCGCTTCACATTTCGCTCCTAAAGCAGTCAAAGGAGCTTTACAGAGTTTCCCAGCGTTAGTCGCACCGGCATTAGCCGCAGAAAAATTATATCAATACAAAGAAGGTGTCGATCCTATTAGCATGGCAACCGATCCTTTAAATGTGATCTTTGCAGCAGGATGGGAAACAAAAGCATCGGCGGCAGCAAAAAGAGAGTTTTATAAAGATCCTAAAAATCAAAGATTGTTTCAAATGAAAAATTTTAAAAATCCAAGAAATATTCCTAATGCCTTAAGATCCGCTGTAATGTCACCCAGAGCCGGTGGAACGAAACTTATGTGGGGTTTAAGAGCGGGTAAGGAAGCAACTTTAGCTCCTTCGGGTTTAGCAAGACTCGGTGGAATGGCTTTAAGAGCAACCCCCATTGGTTGGGGCATTGGTGCCTTAAGTGCAGCTAATTATGGATGGAATAAATACAAAGATGTTCGAGACACGAATTCTATTTTAGATAGTATGCGAGAACGAGGAGGCATTAGCGAAGAAGATGCAGATACTTTAAGAACGATTATGAAACAGGGTTGGTTAGGAACCACTTCGTTAGGCGCTAAAATTTTAGGCTCCGAAGAACTCGAACTCGGTGGAGAAATGGTGGGTCTAGATCAACAAAAACAAATTTTAGATAATTTATTAGAAGATGTGGATGAGTTCCAATCCGGTCGTCAAGATGTAACCGCTAAAGAACGTCAACAAGAATTCTTTAACTGGTTCAGTGATGGTGGTCGAGTTGGCATGAAAGCGGGCGGTATGGACCGAAGAACTTTTTTAAAATGGCTTGCAGGAATAGCGGCCACAGCTACAGGATTAATTAAAGGAAAAGGTTTAACTCAAAAAGTTCCTGTCGCGAAAGCAGTTCCAAAAGCCATTGCTAAATTTCAAGGCGTTGAAGGAATGCCCGCATGGTTTCCAAGAGCGGTGGCTAAAATTAAAGCCCACGGTAAATTAATTTCAATGGCGGACAGACAATATGTGAATGGAGATATTTATGAAATGATGATTCCTATTAAAGTTCCCAAATTTGATAGGGTAGCGGGAAAAGAACTTCCATCAGGATTTGAAACCGTGAATAAAAAAGTCGTGATGGAAGAGAATCCCTTAAGCGGAGAAATTGAACTTAGTTGGAAAGTGGAAGATTTCGATGGGGAGATGACAAGACAGATTAATTTTAAACCAGGAGAAGCTGGGTATCAGAAATTTGGTGTGGATCCTGACTATCCTCAAGCGTGGGAATATAACAGAGTTAAAGTATCAGATCCAGAATTTAGTTATGGTAATCCGGATCAATCTAATCCGTATCGTGAAGAGTTTGAGTATAGAGATATTTTTACTCAAGGAGATGAGATTGTTGACGGCTTAGAAAAGATGACAGGGGGCAAAAACATGGTAACTAAAGATGCGACCGTTGTTGAGGATGTTGCAGTTACTGATTATGGTAAAACTAAAGCAGATAAAGAGATTGATGAAGCTTTTCAAAAGAAAATTTATAAAGACATTGAAGGGGAAGCGGCGCTTCAGCCCGATCCTGAAGGACAACTTGGACCTGAAGGAGACTGGTTGGGAGATTCACCTAATGAAATGATTGAGGGAGACGTCCCGGATTGGGTTCCTAAAGATAAAATGTGGGATCCAACGAAAAAAGCTGAAGGTGGAATTATTGAAACAGGAAACATTGCCAGACGACCAGGAGCTGTGCCTCCGTTATCAGGACCAAGTCCTGATGGGATCATGAGCTTGTATTCTAATCCAAAACAAGTTAATGTGGGGTAATCGTAGGAACTTATGGTAGACAAAATTGACAAAGCCCTTCCGAATGTGAAGGAAAAAGCTTATATTGAATCCCCTGAAGAAATTCAAATTGAAGAATCTAAAAAAATTCAAGAAATTAATGATGAGGGTATTGAAGTTACCGAAAACGAAGACGGTAGCGCAGAAATAGAATTTGAGCCTGGCAAAGTTGCTGCTGGAGGAGGAGAAGATCATTTTTCAAATTTAGCAGACATTCTTCCCGATGATGTCGTTAATAGACTTGCTTCTCAACTTTATCAAAATTACGAAGATTATAAATCCTCTCGAAAAGATTGGGAACAATCTTATACGACGGGTTTAGATTTATTAGGATTTAAATATGTTAATCGATCTCAACCGTTCCAAGGCGCATCTGGAGCCACGCATCCAGTTTTAGCCGAAGCGGTTACTCAGTTTCAAGCTACAGCATATAAAGAATTATTACCTGCTGATGGCCCAGTAAGAACTCAAATTTTAGGAATGGCAACACGTGAAAAAGAAGATCAAGCGGCCCGTGTGAAAGAATACATGAATTATCAAATCATGAATCAAATGCCTGAGTATGAAGCTGAGTTTGATCAAATGTTATTTTATTTACCTCTTGCCGGTTCATCATTTAAAAAAGTTTATTATGATGAAATGATTGGGCGAGCGGTTTCAAAATTCGTACAAGCGGATGATTTGATTGTTCCGTATTCTGCTACCTCATTAGAGGATGCGGAAGCAATCTTCCAAAGAATGTACATGTCTGAAAATGATATTCGTAAAGCTCAAGTCTCAGGATTTTATTCAGATATTGAATTAGGTCATCCTAATTTTACTCAAGATAGAGTTCATGAAGAAGAACGTAAATTAGAAGGTACAAGAAGAACTTATAGTTCAACTTCTGCCGATACTACCTTTACTATTTTAGAATGTCATATTAATTTAGATTTAGAAGGCTTTGAAGATATAGGTGAAGATGGAGAACCTACAGGAATTAAACTTCCTTACATCGTCACTTTAGAAGCCGGTGCAAGACAAGTTTTATCTATAAGAAGAAACTACCAACCTAACGATCCAGCAAAAAAGAAAGTTCATTACTTTGTCCATTTTAAATTCCTACCCGGACTTGGTTTTTACGGCTTTGGACTTATTCACATGATTGGCGGATTGAGCAGAACGGCAACGGTTGCTCTCCGTCAATTATTGGATGCTGGAACGTTATCCAATTTACCCGCCGGATTTAAAATGCGGGGTATTAGAGTTAGAGATGATGCTCAACCCTTACAGCCAGGAGAATTTAGAGATGTTGATGCTCCAGGTGGAAGTTTAAAAGAAGCTTTTTATCCTTTACCGTATAAAGAACCATCACAAACGTTATTGCAATTGATGGGAATTGTTGTTCAAGCAGGACAAAGATTCGCGTCCATTGCGGACATGCAGGTCGGGGACGGGAACCAGCAGGCCGCTGTTGGTACGACCGTAGCCCTTTTAGAGCGTGGCTCCAGGGTAATGTCCGCAATCCATAAACGACTCTATAATGGTCTTAAATCAGAATTTAAATTACTGGCCAATATTTTTGCCCAGTATCTACCCGCCGAATATCCCTATGATGTTGTTGGCGGACAACGAATGATTAAGCAAGCTGACTTTGATGAAAGAGTGGATATTGTTCCTGTAGCGGATCCCAATATTTTTTCTATGACTCAAAGAATTACTTTAGCTCAAACAGAATTACAATTAGCGATGTCTAATCCGCAGATGCACAATTTATATATGTCGTACAGAAAAATGTATGAAGCATTAGGATTAAAAAATATTGATCAACTTTTACCACCACCTCCACCACCGGTTCCTAAAGATCCGGCGTTAGAGCATATTGATGCAATGGCAATGAAACCTTTCCAAGCATATCGTAATCAAGATCATCGAGCGCATATTACTGCTCATATGAATTTTATGGCAACTAATTTTGCTAGAAATAATCCACCGATTATGGCAGCTTTAGAAAAGAATATTTTTGAACATATTTCTTTAATGGCTCAAGAACATATTGAATTAGAATTTGCTCAACAAATTATGCAGATGCAACAAGCTCAACAACAAGGATTACAAGGACCTGAAGCACAACAAAAAATGCAAGAGCTTAATTTACAGATGGAAGCTCGAAAAGCGGTTTTAATTGCTGAATATACCGGTGAATTTATGCAACAAGAAAAAGAGATTACATCGATGTTAGATAGTGATCCATTAATCAAATTGAAGGCTCAAGAACTTGATTTAAAAGCTATGGAGAACTTTAGAAAACAAGAAGAAACGACTGAACGAATTAACTTAGATAAAACTAAGCTAATGCAGAATCGAGATCTGACAGAGCAAAAACTCGAACAAAACGAAGATTTAGCTGAAATGCGGGCTGAAACTTCATTAGTTAAACAACAAATGTCCAATCAAGCTAAAATGCGATCTGATGTCATGAAAAGAAAAGACGTAAAAACCTTGAAAGGCCCTCGCAGTTAGTGTAGTAAATTAATAGGAGATACAAATATGAGAAATGATTTTGGAACAAGACCTTATTCAGTAAGATTCCCTTACGACCGAGAAGGCATGAAAAAAGGTGGCGCTGTTAAGAAAAGAAAAAAACAGGGCTACAAAGATAGAGAAGATGAATCTATCAGTGCAAGACGCGGTAAAGAATCTGGTAAGAAACAATCTTTTAAAGCTAGAAGAGATGAGTCTTACGGCAAATGGGGAAAACGTAAAAAGAAATTTGGTCGTTCAAACAAAGTAAATAAATAGGAGTTAGAATGGGTGACATTTCAATAAAAGGCCACGGCTGTGAAATACGTGGATCTAAAAGCCGAACACGCCATAATAAAGGTGGACGTGTTGGATTAAAATTTGGTGGTGGACGTACGAACCTTTTAGAAGAATTAGGTCGTGTGGAAGGTGAATCTTCTAATAGAAATAGAAGAGATGAAGTTTCTAGAATTCATAGCGAATTAAACAAAGGCTATAATAAAGGTGGACGTGTTAAAGCTAAAGATGGCAAATGGATTCAAAAAGTTAATAAATCCATTAAAGCAAGAGGCACTAAAGGAAAATGTACACCGATCACTAAGCCAGGATGTACAGGTCGTGCTAAAGCATTAGCTAAGACTTTTAAGAAAATGGCTAAGAAGAGGAAGGCAGCATAATGTCAAAAGGACAAAGACCTTTTTATAAAGGCGTGAACTTCAAACAATTTACCAACAAGGATGGGTATGCTCAAGGCGGAAAAGAATATAAAGTTTCTGAAAAAATTCCTGTAGTAGACCAAGTTGGTGGACAAAGAAGAATGCTAAAGGACAAAAAGTCAAAAGTTAAGTGGTACTAGTATGGCCTGGTTCGGCTTAGCAAAAATCGCATTACAAGCTGGAAGTAAACTTTACACAAACCGTCAACGTACGAAGATGGCTATGTCTGATGCAAGACTTATGCATGCAGAGCGTATGGCCCGAGGTGAAGAATCTTACCAGGGCAAACTTTTAGAA